CTCTGGACGCAAAACCCCATGACCTACTGCCATCTTGGACACCATAAGTGTTCCCTGACGACGAAGGTCGTAGTCCATCTCGGAAGACAGATCCATGAGCTTCACTGTTCCCAGTGCATCACCGTGCATGATGAGCGCAGCCGTAGCAGTCGCATCAACAGCATACTTAGACGAGTAGTCCGGGTACGTGCCGGTAGCAGTCGTATGGTTCACAGAGAGGTTGTTGATCATGTAAACCGGGATGTTCGCAACGACACGGACGGAACCGTCAGCGTAGTTACCGTTCGAACCGGACCACTGAGTGTTCAGCAGCTTGTCGTTCGTGACGAGCTTCCAGTACGTCGAGGGCGGAACAATCGCATAGCGACCTTCCTGCGGGATGTTCTTGACATCGAGAGCTTCAGCCGCAGCGTAGAACGCATCGACGATGTTCTGAGCCGTAGGTGTAACACCGATGGCGACCGAGGCAGCATTGCCCTGACCGATAGCGCCGAGACCTGTACCACCGGCACCCGTGTCACGAGCAGTCTTCACTGCCAGCGAGAGGAGGTTGCGGTCATAGGTCTGCGCCAGAGCCTGACCCATACGGTTCGAGTACTCAGAGCGAACTTCGAAGTGCGAGATAGCCTCGTCGATGAGAGCAATGAACGTGCTGGCGAGCAGCAGATCGTCGATGGTGATGACCTTCTCATCCTGCTGGATGATGTCACCAACGATTTCAGCACCGGCTGTATGATAGGCAGCCTTGGTGGTGCCGATAGCGGGGAAGGAGGAAGACTTACCATTCGTGATGTTACGAACACGGGTCTTGTCCTTCATGATAGTCTTAGCATCGTATACCGTCATGACTTCGCCGGAGAAGATCTTCAGGAAGAGAGCACGAACGTCGCCAGCACCGAGGGACTGACCAATACGAGAGGGGGTTGCGTTTGCCATAATATTAATGTTCCTGCCAACCGCACATGCGGTAGGGGCTTGTGAAAGAATTGTTTAGAAATGAACTTCACTTGCCGAACAGGTTATCCTCTAGGTTCAACCTCAGTCGAACTTCGTGGGCCGGAAGGTAATTAGTGTTTAGCTCTATTGAAGTGTTTTGTAGTGATGGCTAGGTTTCGTGTACCGTGCTTGGGTGTATCCATGGGATTGCCATTTACATGGTCCACATCTTTCCCAGCCAGTGCAGCCTTACCGTGTTTCTTAATCATCAGGCGTCGAGCACGATGCCTTGCAGCATCCTGAGCCTTGTGAGCCTTTCGGTACGCCTTGTCATACGTGTAGTCCCGTGGCTGTGCCAAGGAGTTACCTCACATGATGTTGGATCGTGACAGCTTCGCCTCGATACGAGCACGATATGCTGGATCTTTCTGGTACTCAGGTTTGCCCATGTCAGTCATAAGTTCACGGACTGAGGCATAGACGGAGCTACCATTGTTAGAACTACCACCTCGCCCCTCAATGGTGCGGGTTGGTTCGATACCGTTCTTAGCTTCGAAGCGAGCCTTGAGGCCTTTGACGGCAAGCATGACCTTTGTCATGTCGCTGCCATTCACGGCTTCATTATAGGCTCCCACCTCAGCTTCGCTCATGGACTTAGCAGCCCAGTCAGTCATGGTGGCATAGGTGTCTTCACCGCCAACCTCGACCATCACGGTGCTACGCTGGAGAGCAACCTTTGCTTTCTCACCCTCGATGAAACTGTTGACAAGATCATTGGGGTAGCCAGCTTTTGCTAGTGCCTCATAGTCACTTTCAGCAAGGCTCTCGCCCTGCGCCCAGTACTTCTTCGACATCTCACCGAGGTCTAACCCGGCTTTACCTGTGGCTTCCTTTGCCAAAGCCTCAGCGGACTTAACACTTTCCGCTGGGGTATCCTCATCACCTTCACTCTCAGTGTCGCCGTCCTGCACCGTACTGTCGGCAGGGGTGCTCTTGTTATTGCCAGAGCCTAGCTTCTTTTCGAGTTCGACATATGCCCGCTCCAAGTCTTCCGCAGTCTTGAACTTGCCGAGAATGGGAGGCTTTGATGAAGCGGTCTGTGATGTTTCGTTAGCATCAACCTGTGTAGGATCGATGCCCATTGCGATAGCTTGCTGTTCCAATGTAGTGGTTGGAGCCTCAGCAGCCAGATTGATAGTCACCTGTTCAGCCGACAATTATTATCCAGTAGGTGCTTGCGGTCCAGCCTGTTGAGCCTGACTTGCGTCACTCATAGCTTTGACCGCAGCGGGAGCAGCCTTGCCAGCCATGTCCATCATGGACTGCTGTTGTGCTTGCTGTTGAGCCTGTTGTTGACCTTGAGCCATCTCTTCGTCAGTCTTGATCAGACCGCCCATGTCAATCATCAGAGCAGTGCCACCTCGTTTGATAAGGTCACCCATGTTCAGATATGCCATAGCGGTAGGGCCAAGCTTTCCAAGTAGTTCAAGGAGCGAGGTATACTTTTGTAGATCCTGTCCCCGGCCAAGTGCTTCAAGGCCGGTGACAATCATTGGCTTGACAACATCCTTGGGCATCTCAGGCAGACGCTTGTCCTTCGTCATACGGTCCATGACACGCATCACGAGGGGCATCTGGAACTCCTGAGTGAACACTGAGTAGACACCACCAAGGGCGCTCTCCAGTTCACCGGCCATATACCTGATCTCCTCCGCAGTTACACGCTCTCCGTTACGTTGGACAGCACTGTTCAGGAGGAAGGCATAGGACAGCCGCTCAGTCAGGGTCTTGATCACCTCATAGGCGATCTTCATGTCTGCTTGCTTGTCAGCCTGTAGACAGTGAACGTCATCCTTGTGACCAACAATGGCATCACCAGTGTCACACTCGGTGATATCCTTGGCCTTGGTGACACCATTAGGTGAAACCATCCAGATGATTTTGGCAGAGTTGGCGGCAGCCTCAACGACAGACTTTGATAGAGCCTCAGTCGAGATCAGGTCACCGATATACTCTTCCACATAGGACCGTCCGTAGTCCTCATTGTGAACCGGGGTCCACCTGAGGGCAAGGAAGGGAGCCTTATCGATAGGCCATGAGCCACGAGAGCCGTCTACCTCATGGTCGAGGATCTGCTGATACATACGCCATGTCTTCACATCACGTTTGAAACAGGTGTAGACCTCTACGTCATCGTCAGCGTCATGGTCGTTTGCGCCATACTTCTCACCCTTCTCCGGTGCTTCACCTTCAGCAGCCTCATGGTCTTTAACGACCTTGCGGAGCTTGTCATCGAGTGCCTCAGGG